ATACCAAGGGCAGACTTATTCGGAAATTAATAAGGCATGGTAACGTTGCCAAGTTCATGCCTCGGTTGGAGTTCAAGTTTGGAAGGGAAGAGGCTTAGATGTAGGCGCAGGGAAGTGGCCGTTGCCGGGAGCTATTCCGGTTGATCAGACTGATCTTGTTTATCATGCGATGAATTTGCCTCCTGTTGGCGGTCTTGAATATATTTTTTCGAGCCATTGCCTAGAGCATTTAGACGATCCAGTGTCGGCGCTGGAGCATTGGAAATCTAGGTTGCTGTCCGGAGGAGTTTTGTTTTTATATTTGCCACACCCAGATATGGAATATTGGCTGCCGCAGAATAACAGGAAGCATCGTCACTCTTGGTATCCGAAGGATATGGCGAAGCTGCTTTGGGATTTAGGGTTTGATGATGTTATTCATAGTGAGCGCGATCTAGCTTGGGGCTTCGCAGCGGTAGGGTTTAAGCTTTGACAAAGACAAATTCAGTTGCGGATTTTTATCGAAATGTGGATGCTGATTTTCACCGGCGAATGAAGGAGGATGTAGATCACATACATGATGATCCGCAGCTAGAGGCAATATTCAAACGGTTTGGCGCGGACGCTTTCCGAAGGTCTAGTGGAGTTGAGCCTTTCGATCCTTTCTTGAAGAGGATCAATTTTAGCGGCGATCGATGTGTTGAGATTGGAACCTATAATGGGATCACTGCCATTATCCTCGCTCGATATTTTAAGGAGGTGGTGTCAATTGATATCTTTCCTCACACAGCGAAGCACGCAATTGCAGAATTCGTTGGAGTCACGAATGTTAGATTTGTTGATATCAAGGACAATGAAGAAAAAGCAGATATCATAAACGGGTTAGACTTTGATGCAGCCTATTCGGACGGAGATCACTCTAATGATACGCAGCTAGATTTTGATCTAGTAAAACGATGCCGGCGGGTTTTGTTTCATGAGTATTGGGATATTCAAACGCCAGTTTATAATCTCGTCAATTCATTGAAGCAGAAACGTGGTAAGGTTATCATCGATGGAAAGTTTGCCTATTGGGAAGGCAGGAAATGATATGGACGGCATTATCGCTCAGTTTGAAACTGAACCTGATAATGACCTAACGCTATGTCCATATGACGGAGTAGCGTACCAAACCGACATGAAGATCACTGCCTCCTATGATGTGGATTATTTCAACAAGTGAGCGGGATATGAGGACAAGGAGATTGCGCTCAAGATAAATGCCGGGCGCATCGCGCTAGTTAACGAATATGCCGGAGCGGACGTAAATGTTCTGGATATTGGAATTGGGTCTGGGGAGTTCATTAAAAAGCGCCCTCACACTTTTGGTTTTGATGTTAATCCTGTGGCAGTCGAGTGGTTGAAATCTTGTGGTTTGTTTGCTAGCGATCTTGAAAGGTTCACAGCCTTTACCTTCTGGGACGTTCTGGAGCATATCGAAAGGCCAGCACTTTATTTCAGTCACATGGTGGGTGGTTCTTTTCTATTTGTAAGCATTCCGATCTTTCGCCAATTGAATAGAATTCGGCAATCAAGGCACTATCGTCCGGGCGAGCATTTATACTATTTTACAGAAACTGGTTTCATTGATTGGATGGCGATGTATGGCTTTCAATTACTAGACCGGCAGGACTATGAGACCAGGGCCGGACGCGACAATATATTGAGCTTTGCTTTCCGGAGGCGATGGTGATGCCTCGCATCATTATGCTCCGGGATTGGGAGTTCAAGTTCAATAACCAATGCCTCGCTGTATATAAAAAGGGCCAAGAATATCTAGTCGTGACAAGATGCGCGGATGCCGCTGTTCGAGCTGATGCTGCCATACGGAAGGAGGATTATTTGAAATGCCAGCCGCAGCCGGACAATTAAGAGACCGTCTTGAATTCTACAAGAAGGTTGAAACGTCAGAGGATGCGTTAGGTAATACTGAGCGCGTGTGGGAGCTACAATTCACGATCGCGGGCAGGGTTGTTCAGCGGATTGGTGGCGAAGCGATTATACAAGCGAGGCTAGCTGGTCAAAATATCGCTAACATAACAATCCGGATGACGGCTTTAACGAAGCACGTCAGCTCGGATTGGAAGGCGGTGGACGTTAGATCGCTAGCCGTTTGGAATATCCGGAGCGCGGTTCCGGATGAGAAGCAAAGGTTTATGGAAATACTCGCAGAGCGAGGAGTGCCAACCTAATGGCAAATGACGTTGCGGTCATTCAATCCTGGTTTAAGTCCATGCCGTATAAAATGCAGCGTGAGCTAGCCGGGAAGCTGCGGAGCATCGCAGATAATTTGGCGAGTGATATTGAGGCAGTGGCTCCGGTTAAGACGGGAGCATTGAAGGCTAGTGTTCGCGTCCGGCGTGGCCGGAATACCTTGGAGTATTTTGTAGAGGCTGGCGGGAAAGATAACGATTGGAAAAATCAGCAAGGCTCTGGTCGCGGCTCAGATGCTGCATATGATTATTCTCTTGCGATTGAATTCGGGACGAAGAAGATGGAGGCAAAACCATTTTTCTATAAGACATATCGCGAAAAACGCGATGCCATGCGTGAGGAGATAGCGCAAGCGGTTTATGAGGTGAGCGGAAAAATATGATTGATCCGTCTCTCTTAGTTTCTGCGGCAATTATAGATCGGTTGAAATCCGATGCCCCTGTGACAGCTATCGTTAGCCAGCGTGTGTTCGATGTAGTCCCACCGGGAATAGAAACGCCATACATCACGCTAGGGCAACCACAGGTGCTTCCTTCCCGGACCGGAGGAGCAGGGTGTGATTCTGGGGCTGAGATATCAATTGTCATTAACGGATGGACAACTGGTCCGGAGTCAGTCGCTAGTCGTCAGCTTGGCGCGGCAATCGTTGCCTCGATTGATGAACATGAATTGGTAATGAGCGGGCATCGCACCGTTTTGTGCGAGCTAGAGCAAAACCAATATCTGGAAGATCCAGATGGGATAACAAAACACTCTGCTTCAACTTTTCGTATTCTAACTGAACCCACATAGGAGGCTGTTCTATGGCCAAGCCAACTACAATCTCTGCCGCAAAGCTGACGATCTGGCTCGGCTCAGACGCCAGCCCGCAAATCTTCACCAGCCCTTGCGGACTCACAACGCGTGGTATCCAGTTCGCGAAGGAAACGAATGACGTCACCGTTCCGGATTGCGACAATCCGGACGATCCGGCGTGGATTGAGCGTGTTGTTCGCTCGTTCTCTGCCAGCGTTAGTGGCAGCGGTGTGCTGGCGAAGGAGTCACGTGATGATTGGTGGGATTTTTTCCTGCTTACCTCCTCGCGCGAATGCCGTGTCATCCTGAATGATCCGGGTTGGGGTCGTTGGGATGGCAATTTATTCTTGACGGCGCTCAATATCACAGGCGAGAACGGCAACAAGGTCAACGTTGACGTTACTTTCCAGAGTGATGGCGCGTTGGTCTGGACGACTGTACCATAATGGTAGCAGTTGGCACAGTTCGAATATTCTGGTCTGGCGGTGAAGATGATTTCTGCGCCGCTAAGATCGGGACGCTTCTTGCTATCGAGGATCGTTGCGGCTCTGGCGTCGGTGCAATTTATCAACGCATCATTAATGGTGACTGGAAGGTCTATGACGTTTCTGAAGTGATTCGTTTGGCCTTGATCGGCGCGGGTATGAGCGCGGAAGATGCGAAGAAGAAAACTGATGTTCACGTTCTCCAAAATCCGAATGGGCTAGCGCCAAGCCTCCTTGTCTCGATGAAAATATTGGAGGCTGCACTTGTAGGAGTGCAGGATGACCCTGTGGGAAAACCGGAAGCGGAAGGGGGAATGGGGTCTCCTTCTTCCGCGAAGATGGAAGCGGAAGGCTCCACAGATCAACCATCTACGGATTTTGTGCCTTCCTCAAATGGACGCCAAGAACCGTTGACGAATTGACGCTTTGGGAATTGTGCGCGGTGATTGAAGGTTGGAATAGATCGCAAAGTGATGGCAAGCCTCCAGTTGATCCGATGTCTCCGGAGGAGTTTGATGAGATGGTGGAACGTCATCGCCCTATAGCGAACGCAACGGTGCATTGAATGGCAGCGCCTACCTTACGCATCCCAGTCGCGCTAGACCTGTCTGAATTAAAAAATCAGACGGAGCAGGCGGCCACATCCGTTACGAATGCCGTTGGCAATATCGTTAAGGTTTTTGGTAAGGCTAACGATCAATTGGATAATGTTGGGCTTGGCGTCCGTCCGATGAAGCTTCTGGAGTTTGGAGCGAAGGGAACGTCAAAGGCTTTGGAAGGAGTTAGTGTTGGGCTTTCTTCCGTTGGCACAGCGGCAAATTCCGCTTCAAAGGCAGTTCCGGTTCTAGGGACAGTCGCCACAGCGGCGAATGCAACGGCGGTTGCTGCTACCGGACTAAGCAAGACAATGACTGGACTTGGCTCCGTTGCTGGCGCTGCCAATTATGTTACGTCATGGCGCGGAATGATTGTTGGGATGACAGCGGTCACTATTGCTGCTTATATTTTCTCCAAGGCGATCGGGACCGCGATCGAGCAGCTTGCTAATATGGTAGCGATTGCTGACAAGGCAGCGAAGGTCAACGTCAGTCCTAGATTTTTTCAAGAGTTTGTTCTTGAGTCAGAAAAGTTAAAAGTTTCTGCGAAGGATTTGGAAGATGCATTGACGCATGCTTTCAACGCGATGAAGCCTCCTGACCTGATCGATCTTTCCAAATGGGATTTTGGAACAGAAAAACTTTCAGAGACTGAAAAAATTCTTCGCGTTGTGAAAGCGGAGATGAAGGATTTTCAAGGTTTGGAGCTATTCAGGAATGCTCCTGATCAAGAGGAGAGAATTAAGGCTGTATTGAAGGCAATGCAGGAGATGGAGAATAAAGGGAAAAATATCGAAGCCATTCAACTCGGTGAATCATTTTTCGGTAAAAAGTTTGCTGATGATCTTCGTCGTGGCGAAACCAGCGTCACAAAAATGCTTAACACGATCGAGGAGGCAAGAAGGTCTGGCGTTGGTATCATTCCTGATGAATTAGTAAAGAGAGCGAAGGAGGTTGATGAGCAGTTGAAGCTAGCTCACAATCGCTTGAGCAAGGAATTGAATCCACTCTGGAGCGATATGAATAAGCTGATCATTAATATTAAGAATGAATGGGCAGCTGTTGTTGGATGGATCGCAAAAGCCTTAAATCTTTTTAACCAGTTTGGCGTTGAGTCGAAGAAGAAAGAGTTGGCGCTAGTTGAGAAGGCGATTGCTGCGGGTGAAACGTCCATTCGCGGCGAAACACCTATGTTGACAGAGGCTCCGGAGACTTTACCAGATCGGGCCGCTAGGCTTCGGCAAGAGCTAATTGATGCTGGCGTTACTCCTACGGGAAGCGGAAGGCCACAAATTTCCGTTGTAAAGCCACCCGCAGCACCGGCAAAACCTAAACCAGAACCGGGAGGGGCAGAAACGCGCGACCGTCTTGAAACCTCTGCTGCGGCGATAGAGAAGCGAACCGCAGCACTGAATGCGGAGACCGGCGCAATTGATCTCGGCACAGAGGCTAGGGAGCGGGCAAAGATTGCGGCTGAGTTGGAGACGCTTGCGGTTCAGATTAATACGGCAGCAGGTGAAGAGAACACAGCTGTCAATGAGAAACAGCAAGCAACAATCGATCGGGTTGCGGAAGCTTGGGGCAAGGCGGCAAAGGCTGCTGAAGATGCGAAGGGACCGTTGCGCACATTCATGCGCGAAGGCGCGAATGTAAATAAGCAACTTGAAGAGTTTGCGGTCAAAGGTTTGCGTGGCGTTGAAGATGCGTTGTTTGATATCGTTA